ATCCTGTGATGAGCTTTACTGAAGCTAATATTAAAAAAGGTTCAGTATCTATATCGGGAAATAAAGAGAGTGACATATTATCTGGAGTAGACGTAAGTTATATAGACCCAACAAATCATTTCAAAAGAGAGACTGTACGAGTAGATCATGACGGAAGTAATGACGGAAATCCAAAAAATCAACATGAAAATATCTCATCATTAGATTTAAGAGGTGTTACTAGAAGAAGTCAAGCACTTAGATATGCTCAATATCAGATAGCTTCATCAAAATATTTGAAGAGAAATATTCAATTTACTACTAGCACTGATGCCCTGAGTTTAGCTCCTGGAGATGTTATCTCTGTAGCACAACAATCAAGTGGGATAGCATATGGCTTCAGTGGTAAATTACACGGTGATTCTGGAGGATCTAATTCTAATATATTCTTAGAGCATTTTACTTCACCATCACTAACCTCTTCCTTTTTTACTGCAAATACTGGTCCAATTGTCTTAAGAGTCTTGAGAACGGATAGAGATGCACTTGACTTGTATATGATTAGTAATACAGAATTTAAACTTACTAATAGTGGAAACGTAAGCACAGGTAGCGATATTGTAGAGATAAACGCAGATTTTATTTTCAACCCCGTCACAAGATCATTTGATAGTATGAGTAATTGGGGAGGCACGAGAAGTGATATAGCTCCTAAAAAAGGTGATCTCTGGGCTTTAGGTTATATGGAAGATGCAGGTGATTACTACACATCAAAGTCTGGAAGACTATTTAAAGTCACATCATTAACTAGAGATCCTGACAAAGAAGAAATCGATATCTCAGCTGTTGAATATATTTCTAACGTTTATGTTGATTCTGACACTTTTATAGACTATCAACCTACCGCTTATACTGATATTATATCACCTTTTCAAACTCCTCCTGTACCTAAAATTGATTTTAGGGCTGTTCCTCGCAGACGTATAGATGGGTCGATAGTTGTTGATGGTTTAATCACTAATACAACTGACCTAGAAGGGTACAGTCAAAGATTTGAAACAGAGTATTTCTTATCTACTCCTGATTTTACTACAAAAATTAATAATGCAACCCAAAGCGCACTAACACTTAAAGTATCGAACGCAGCGGAGTTATCAGACGGAAATGAATCTGCACAGATTATTGGTAAAAACGGATTTGAATCAAGAGTAGGTGAAATAAGACTGTTGTGTAATGGAATTAGCACTGTTGATACTGCAGGAGGAACATTAAACGGTAATGTTCAACTTACTCTTGAAGGTTTGAATGTCGCTTTTGATGAAAATTTCTTTACACACGTTCTTAATGTAAACGATCCTGGTGTGTTTAGCAACCTTAAAGGTACTGACTTTGCCACTGTACCTGTTAAAGAAAAAACTGCTCCACAAGGACTAATAGATTTCGTAGGCTTTCAAACAGATATCACTGAGATCAGTATAAACATAGCTGATTTTGATGTATCAAACAACACGATCAAATTTGAAAATAAAGAGACTGGATCACTAAAATTACGAGATGTTATAGATTCGGTACCGTTCTTTGTAACTATAAATCAACTTTTAGACGCAAGGTTCTATGATAATAGTAGTTTTTATGTGAGTGGCTCAAGTGTTCGATTCGAAGAAAAAGGTGAATTACTCCCTATTAGTGTAAACCCGGTCACTACTATTGAACTTGAGCAAACACCTCGTCGAGAAGAATTTATTAGTTTTTTTGTTGACGGCATACAGAAAACAACAGGACAATTCACTTTTAATAAAAATGATTCTGTTGCTGATATGAATGCGAATATTCAGTATAGCACAGGTGCTGATGATCGTAATTATCGAGTTGTTTTTGACCATTACACTGTTCCTGCTATTGAGGTAGGTGATAATGTTCAGGCTTTTTCAAACAACACTTTCCCTGTTATTAATACAAGCTATACACCTGGTAGAGCCTCATTTAATGGCGCACTAACAGCTAACTCAATTTATAGAATTGAGTTAGGATTACGACCTTTTGCTAATCTTTCTGGTTCAACTTTTACTAATATCGGAGTCAACCCAGAGGGTGACATAGGTAATGTTACTCAAGAAACGTCATCATTGTTGAGAGGAAATACATCATACACATCTGGTAGTTGTACTTTAGATTATGACGCAACAGCCTTTCCTGGAGAGTTTAAGCTTGCTAATTCAGGTATCTATAAATTATCTGTTGGATCAGAATTCGAAAAAATTAATGTAGGTGAAGATTTTACAGTAAGAGATCTAAGCCCTGGAATCACAACCTTACGTGCAAGAAATAAAAACTTCTTAGGTAGATTCAGCGAGTTTGTTACTAGACAAATTGAAGTCAGTGACTTACCAATTCAAAAAGTACAAAATTTAACATTAACTGAGTCGTTATATCGTGAACAAAATGCAGGCGTAGCCGTTCGAGTAACTTGTTCATTTGATGCAATCCAGGGGCAAGAAGTAACAGATTATGAAATTTCATACAGACTAGATAATATTGATGATGTCGGCACGGATGACGGTGGTGCAGATTTGACATCTTTTAATACGGTAAAAGTTGCTGCTACGGGTGTTGACGATGATGGTAAAATTAGATTTACTGTACAAGGTATCAATCGTGGAGTAACGTCTGAATCAAACACAATATTCTTTAGAGTTACTCCTCTTAACAAATCAATCAGAGGCCAATCGACTACTAAATCTCTTAATATTGTAGGTAAGACAGCGCCTCCTTCAAATATTTTGAGATTTACTGGAGGACAACAGACAGACCAGATAACCTTTTTTTGGGAATATCCACGTAATGCAGCTGGTGACCTGTTAGACCTTGATTTGAAAGAAGTTGTAATACGAAGAATTGCAGGTGCAGAGGAAACTGATCCTGCTAACATGTCTACAATGGAAGAAAATTTTTTAGTTGGTGAGCCTGTTGTTACGGTGTCAGCCGGTACTGCCAGAAAGTCAATACCAATTGACACTTTTGGTACATTCACCTACTATGCAAGAACTCGTGATACAAGTGGTAACTTGAGCTCTAGTGATACAGATGCTGTTAGAGGTATTGTTATCACAACTACAAGACCTTCCAGATCTTCTATCGTACAATCCTATAGTGAAGATTCTCCTTCTGTCGTAGCTGAGGCTGCTTTTGGTACTAACACCAATAGCGGAGAAACTAACTATCCATCATTTAATGACTCACTTTTTGGTGGATTAGTACGGTTTAGTGAAGACTCTACCTCACCAGGAGCTGGTAATCCTTCAACTCTGGTAGATAACTCAAATGGATCTTCTACTGGATTTAGTGCAGTATCTGGTATACCAAGTGATATTATTGCTACTGGTTCTGGTGAGTATGTTACACAGATCAGAGATTTTGGTTCTGTTATTTCAGGACAAATCTTGGTTGATTTCCAAGCATCTCAAGTGGTTCAAACTCGATATACTGATACTTATGAAATTGTAGCTTCAGGTGTAACGGAAAACGCTGCAACAGCAAACTCCATGAAAGAGACTGCATTTGGAGGTATCGGGCATTTAGTGGGTAGTGGTAACTCATTGATCACTGGTTCAGCTTTTAATACAACAAACGAAACTTTAATAGGCACTCAATCTGACAGTGGCGGCGCTGTTGTAGCAACCCGCGTTTTTGCAATCTGGAACGAAGGACAATATCAAGGTAATGTGATCCCAATCACAGGAATATCAAAAGCAAACCCAGCTGTTCTTACTACTGCTTCAGAGCATGGTATACACAGCACTGCTGGTATCATTTTGGCAGTAGATAATATTGGAGCAGCGGATGCATCCAGAACAGCGGGAACCTACAATGGGGTATCAGGGTCAAGCACAGGTTCAGGAACCAGTGATACCTATAACATCACTGTAGACGGTTCAGGTGCTGCAACAATAGTAATCGCAAACGGTGGTTCAGGCCATGCAGTAGATGACACTATCACAATTGCAGACTCTAGTCTTGGTAGCGGTGGCGCAGCTGCTCTTACGTTTGATGTAGCTCAAATCTCTGTCGTTGATAATCAAGTTATCATTCATAGTGTTGATACTGATGGAATGGACGAAATGAATAATAGAGACGTGTTCCTTAAACGCATCAATTCAACAAGCTTAGAAGTTTATACTAATTCTGGACTTACCACAGGGCTAGATTCAAGCGGTTTCACAACTTATACTGCTGGGGGCACGATTGATCAAGGAGACTTTGCAAACGCTAATTCTCACGCCTTTATTGCTGGATTTATAGATAATGATGAAATTGAATTAGCCGAAGTGTATTTTGCAAATGGTGATCCTTCAGGTTCTAATGCGTTTTCAAATATCACTGTTGCAGGTAACTCATACCTATTAGTTGACATGACACAGTATAATGATGACACACAAGCAACTTATGCGGGTACACTTGGTGCGGTAACTGCACAAACCTTAATTAGAACTTCACAATCTGATGACGCATCACTGTTTAATGGTGGAAGAGCTGATCCTACAACAACTGGTACTGGTAACGTAATTACAACACAATTTGACCAGGGAACTGTTGATGATGGATTTAAACCTTATCAGGCTGGGTCTCGTGTATTCCGTCAGTTCCAATTAAAATTTGTCGTAAACAATAAGAATCCTAATCAATTTGACTTTACAATTGATAAAATTCGGTATACAGTAGAAAAAGATACAACTATATTTAACGATACAGTAACATACGCTGGTAATCCAACGACAGTTGATATGAGTAGTGCTGGATTCATTAATAGGCCTGTTATCCAAATTCAACCTTTGAGCACAGCGACTGCTCAAACAGCGGTAGTTACGGCAGCCAGTGCTACGTCAGTATCATTTAAACTATATGATGTAGAAAATAATTTAACAGTTTCAAGTACTAACCCACCCGATGTGATGGTTACGGCGACAGGAGTATAATATTTAATGTCACTAGTTGATTCCAATACCTATATTGAACCCACCGCAGGAACCACTCTTGACAGAGCGCGTGGACAGTTTAACAATACGTTAAGATCTCTTTTAACTAACTTTAGATCAGCAGCACCTATGGCTCCCGCTAACCTCACAGCTTCTGGCGCACCTATCGCTGTACCTGACGGCACACTTTTTCATTTTGCGAATTCAAATGTTAATGCACTGTTGATACAAGATTCAACCTCTGTGCAACAGACTCATTTTACTCAATCATTTACCCGTGTAGGCATTGGCGCTAGACGAGAGGATGGTATTGTTTCTCTAATGTCTAACGTCACTCACTATGAGTTAGGCGAATTAGCCACAACCGCAACAAAGGCTGGCGGTGCTGCTCTGATTTCTAATGCTAGACTTTACTTGAATATGGGTGTAACAGGTACAACTGCTGATTTCATGGATGTTGGTATACCACCAACAAATGGTTCGGTAGTTAACACTATGATAGCCATAAATGGTATTACGCATGATCGTCTTAACTTTACTTTTGACACTGTAACATCATCTCCAAACAATCGTACAAACGCTCATCTAAAACTTGACTCTGCGACCGCCGCTTCAAATGTGTCAATTCTATTTGATTCATTAGACCAGGTTAGTAATGTATCACTAGTTAAACACTCACAAAGTGCTATGACTAATGAATTTTCTGATAAACCTTGGATGGATGGATTAAGTGTGTTCGCACAGAACGACAAATTTGCTAACTTTGCAGCTCATACCATATCTCAGCTTGCTATAGGTAACGCTGATGCACAGGCAATTGGTAGTCAGTTTGTTGCTCCTCTTGTCCCTGTTGGCACCATAATGCTTTGGCCTACTGGAACAGCCCCAGCAGGTTGGCATGTTTGTGATGGTTCTGAAATTAACAGAGTAAACTATTCACATTTATTTGATCTGATCGGGGAAACCTATGGGTCAGGCGATGGATCATCAACTTTTGCTTTACCAGATCTTACTAATAGAACAGCAGTTGGAGCGGGAGCACAAACTATTACAACTAAATCAACAGCAGCTCTAGGATCAACGGGAGCACTAACTACCGCGTCAGGTTTTGCAAGCATTGTTGACGCAAAAATTACAGTATCAATTAGTGCTAAAGATGCAGGTGGTACAACAGTCGTAAACGATGTTCAGTCAGCTGGTCATACACATACTATTGATATACCACAACTTAGACTTAATTATATAATAAAAACATAGAGGAAAAAATGGAAGACTATTATCTTAAATTTCATATTGATGAAATGAAACAGCAAAAAGTGTTTGTTCAGTTTAAAGAAATTATACCTGGAGAAAAGACAAGTATGCAGGAAAGAGCTATTCCCTTAGACTTACTAGCGGAAAAAGAACCAAAACTTTTAGAAATGGTAGCGGGAGAAATAATTGGTGTATACTATGAAAGGCGTGGTAAAGACAGTGTTGTCTCAGAGGTACAAAATGGAATTGTAAATGTCCCAATATTAGAGGAAGATATTCAATATATTGAAGAGTTATCTAGAAAAATAGCAGTTGAAAAAAAGTATGATGATTTGCTAAAACCTCCTACAGTAGATGAACAGGTTGAAGATTTTATAAAAGAGTTTTTTGAGAACGACGATACTGAGCCTCTAGAACAAAAAGATTTTTTAGCAGAGTTTTTTGATGATATTAGTGAGTCTACAGATGAAGAAGATTCTGCAACAGCTGCTCCTAAAGACGTTGTAGCTGAACATTTTGCAAACGTAGAGGAAGAAATATTAAAAGAAAAAGACTTTTTAGCAGAGTTTTTTGAAGAATTAGAAAGCGACGAGCAGGACTTGCAGCCTGCATCTTAAGGAGAAATAATGGCACTTACTCGTGTTACCTCACAAGTCTTAGATTCAAATGCTGTTTCTGCTGCTAAATTAGCAAACGGTGCGGTAACAGCTCGTCATTTTGCAAACTTATCAGTTGAGTTGAGACACTTAGCTCCAGACGCTAATGTTGTGCTTCTTCATTCTGATTTAACAACCAATGTAAACTCTCTTCAAACTAATCTAAATGCAACTACCGCAAATATAAATATTGTTACATCTAATCTTAATAGTTTGACTACTAGGGTCAATACTATTGACGATAATACCTTTAGAAACAGTCAAAATATAGCAGTTAATGCAGCAAATACTATCCAACTATTAGCTAATCTTAATCAGACTTCTACTAATGTTGCACAAATAATTGATGGAACTACACCCTTTACGGGTGAGGTTACTATGAATGACGATTTAATCGTAACAGGTAATCTAATTATAAACGGTGCTACAACCACCGCTAACTCCGTTAATATGGTTGTAGAAGATAGAATGATGATGCTTGCTAACTCAGTGAGCGGAAGTCCGTCTGCCGATGTTGGAATGTTATTTAATCGTGGTAGTCAAGGTAATGCAGCTTTCTTTTATGATGAATCTGGTAAAACTTTTAAAATTGCTGATACACAAGATCCAGCCTCAAACACAGTTCTTTCTCCCGTCACTTTAGGAAATTTAGCAGTTGGAACACTAACCTTCAATGGCGCTGATTTAAATACTGCGATCACAGATAACGTACACGTCGTAAACACATATATACAGACCTTAGAAGCAAATGCTGATGCGATTGATGCCCGATTAGCTGCAAACGTTCTTGTATCTGCGTCTAATGATTTTGTCACATTTACGCGGCTAAATGCTAACATAAACGTTGTACAAGATAATATTGTAGCCTCAACAGCGATGATCCCGTTTGTAAACGTAATTACAACCGCTGGATCCAATGCCGTTGGAATGGGTGTTGACACCACATCTGATGCAAACGTAGTAACTGTGACCATGGACGGAGTTGTACAAGCTAATACTGAATTTGTGATGAACCATACCACTAATGTTTTACAATTTAAAGATGCATCTATCCCATCTGGAACCATCGTAACTATTTATACATTAGCCTAATGAGAAAAATTCGTCAACTAACAACAGAGTTAACTTTTAGATGTAACGCTCGTTGTCCTGCTTGTCATCGCTGGAAGCCTCTTAGAGTTAACCTAAACGATAAAAAATACACGATTTCTTACTCGGATTTTAAAAAATTATTTTATCCCGAACTTTTGCAGAACGTCCAGTGGTTGCTATTTAATGGTAACTTTGGCGACTCTATAATGAATAAAGATTTCAGAGAGATTTTATCTTACGTAAAAGACCAAGGCACTGGTATTAAGATACATACAAATGGTGGTATTCATGAACATGATTATTGGACTGATGTAGGTAATATTTTAACAAGTAAAGATATCATTAATTTTGATTTAGACGGTTTATGGGATACTCACTCAAAATATCGTATTAATACAAAGTTTGAAAATGTTTTTGAAAATGCAAAATCCGTCATATCAACTAATCGTCCTCAAGTTCATTGGAAATATATAGTTTTTGAACATAACAAACATCAAGTTGAAGAAGCAAAACAATTAGCAATCGATTCAGGATTTACCACATTTTCCACCGTTAAAACTTCTCGTGACGTATTTGCCCCAAAAACTGGTAAATTTGTCCACGCTAAGAAAACTAAAGCATTAGAGAGTGCAGAAAAAGTTATCAGATGTGTATGGGATGATTGGGGTAAATGGTACGTATCTCCCGAAGGATTAGTTTTTAGGTGCTGTTGGACTGGGGGTCATTACTATGATGAGACATCCGGTGATCGTTTTTATTATCCTCGTAAATACGAAAAGATGTTTAACTTATTTTATGTTCTCATGGAGAAAATTTTAAGTTAAGTTTATTGTAATAAACTATAAAAATATTTACAAGGATATGAACGCTCATTTAAACTTTGTAAGTCTCAGTGTGGAAAACTAATATCC